ATTTGATAGTCCAATGAGTATTCATAAATGTCACTCTCTATCTTTTTAATAACTTTTAAGATGTTTATTTTATCCTTCTCGTCATAATTGTCGTCTTCGTATGTAAAGCCTTCTCCTACGACGATTTGTGCCTTTGTTTTTACAATTGCGTTGTGTGTTGGGCTCGTGTTGTATAAACTCTTTAAGAACTCTGGGTATAGGTTATCCGCTCCGTAGTTCACCCATCTTTCTGTTCTATTAAAACCAATAAGTGGTAGGTCCGTTATTATTGACATGTTTACTTGTCCTATGTCGTCCATTCCTCTTTTGATTGGTGTCTCGATGATTGGTTGTTTATCAATCTTACTTAAATTGTATCCAAATATATTCATATCTCTTTTTTATTTTATTATCACTCTTCCGCTTTCACATAACCTTGTGAAAGAACCAAGTGTTACTGGGTTTGTTGTTGGTGCTGTTCCATACTCGGAATATATCTCATAGTTCCATTGTCCTTCTTCAAGGTTTGGTAAATAGCCATTTACTGGGTCGTCTGTCAATCCGGTGTCGAAGTTTTCTAATCCAAGGTTAAAGTCAAATGCGTTATATCTATCTGGTCCTCCATATGGTAATAAACCCTCTGGTATAAAAAGTATTTCATCGTTTGTAAGTTTGTTGATGAACTTGAAAACATAATATGTTGGTGTTCCAACCACCTTCTCCTGTGTTGTAACAATAACCGTATTTGGTCTATTATTTCTTGCTTCTATCATTAAGATTTACTTTTTATTAAAATATACTTTGTCGTTCTTTCGTTTATTATTATATAAAAAAAGCCACTCGTTAAAGTGGCTTTTATTTTGTTGATTAGTTTTTATAATAAACCTGCTACTATTGTAGGGTCTACTTGATACGCTTGGTCAGCTTCCATTGCAGTTAGACTGATAGTATATCCATTTGCATCTGCTTTTCCTGTCCCAGAGCCGCCACTTATTGCTGTTGTATAAGCACCTTCAACTGCTCCGAAGTACCAATAGTTTCCGTTACTATCAAGAACGATTAAACATAATTGTTTTTGTCCCGCAGTCAATTTTTCGATGAAATCTCTTTTAGTCGTCTCTCTTCTTGATAAAACGATAGTAACAACTTGGTTAAAGAAAGTAGTTCCATTGTTCATATCAATCGCAGCGTCTTCTGTGAAGTTACATACGTTTTTGTTTGTTTTGATTTCGTAGAAAACAGATGCACCAGCCATCGTGATAGTGTCAATCCAATCACCAATTAAAGGTGATGTTGCAGCCCCTGTTGTAAAAGAAGATACGTTCTCGAAATCGGTAATGTAAATCTTGTTTACACCCCCAGCGTTGTTCTCACAACTCTTATCTAATCCATTTATAAAAGCATTACATATTGCCATATTATTTAGTTTTTATTTTATTCAATCTCTTGATATAAATAAAAAGGGTATCTTTCAACCCTCTTTATTTTATTTTTTTTAGTTATAGAAAACAACTTCTGAACCATAGATGTATCCTGTTCCGAACTTGAACTCTGCTACCATTCTTACAACTGGAACTCCTGTTACGTCTCCTTGTGGAAGGATTTTAACATCTTCGAAGTCACTCATTAAATCTGTAAGTAAAAGTAAGTTTGCTTTTTGAGCTGCTACCATTTTCTTATCTGATAAACCTGGTGCTTCAAGAATGATTACATCCAAGAAACGTAATTCGTTGTAGTTTTGCATGTAGTATGCTTCTGCTGATGCGTTAGCTAATGCTTGTCTGTATGCTCTAAATATAGAAGAAGATACGAAAAGTCTTAAATCTTCTTTTCTCAATATTTGAGTTGGGATTGCGTCATAAACTTTTGAAATCTCACCGATTACGTTTGCTGATGTGATTGCTGATGCTGTTGCCGATACGTCGATTACGTTTGCGTCTGCTAAGAATTGTTTTTCTAATCCATCGTATAAAGATAATGGGTAAGATGCTGTTCCTGTATCACCTTTCCATACTAATTGCTCTAAATCTGCTGATACTTTTTCTGCAACTTGTCCTAATAAGTATTGTTCTACTGTTGTAGGTAAAACTTCTGCTGAGTTTGAACCTGGTCTTAACAACTCTGATAAGTAGTTAGTTTCAAAAGTTCTTTTACAGTATTCCAAGTTTATTTTGATTGGTTCAACTTCGAATGCTTTTTGTGCCAAAGTTCCTTCACCTGCTGATGAGAAAGCGCAATCTGCTCCTGCTAAGATGTCACCAATGTTTAATTCACCTAATTTAATTTTAGATTTAACATTTGGTATCAATCTAAACTCTGATTTAGAATTACCAGTCAATAATGCTTGGCTATAAAAACCAGCAGCGTCAATTCCGTAGAAAGTTGTGTTGTCTACGAATGCTAATTTGAAATCTTTAATGTTATTCATATTTTTTTGTTTTTTTTATTTTTATACTTAAAGTATAATAGTCGTTGTTTTCGTTCATTTTATCTGTTTTTTAAGAACTCAATTCTCTCTAACATATTCATATTTTTTTGTTTTTTTTATTTTTATACTTAAAGTATAATAGTCGTTGTTTTCGTTCATTTTTATCTGTTTTTTAAGAACTCAATTCTCTCTAACATCGCTTTTGTTTTATCCTCTTCTTTAACTTTTCTATCGTCTTTTTTATCGATAGAAGGTGCTCCTGCCATAGAAGATAAGATTTCAACTTTGTCTTGAAGTTCCTCTATTTTAGATAATAATTCATTGTCGTCGTTTGCTTCGTCTTCAACAGTTTCTACGTTCTCTAATGCGTCTACTCTTGATGCTAAGTCGGCGATAACCGCTCTAATCTCATTCATTGCTGCTTCGATGTCGAATGCTGGTGCTGTCTCTACTGCTGGTGCGTCCTCCAATGATGTCTCCTCTGTTGCCGGTTCGTCAATTGCTGGTGTCTCTTCTGCGATAGATAAAACTTTTCCTTCCGCGTCCAATGTAATAACTCTACCATCTTCCAACATGTGTGCTCCTTCTGGTGCCAACTCGGTCATCTCTGCGTTTGTATAAACAATAACGCCTTCCGCCAATTCGCCATCAATAAATAAAGAAACACCTTCATTTGTTTTTATTTCCATAAATATATTTTTATTTTTATCTGCCTCTGTGGCAGTCATTTCCACTAATTCTGTTCCAGCCATTATCTCAACTGAAAACCCTTTAACCTTTTCGGTCTTTACAAACTCGTTCCAAAAGTTTTCGTCTTTAACTTTTATTCCTCCGAACCAAGTCCCTTTTGGTAATTCAAATCCAAGTTCGATGCTCTTATCTACTTCTCCTGTAATCCAGTTTTGTAAAAGTACTGCCTCCACCTTTTTGTCCGAATGTTGAAAGTTGAAAACATCGTTTAACTTATTTTCGTTATATTTGTCTGCGATAATTTGTATTGTCTCTTCGTCGAAAAATATGTTGTATTCGTTCCCTTTGTTGTCTCTTCTGTATATCATTTTGTTTGGTATTAAGAGTGGTCCAAATAACATCTGTTTGTCTTTGTTTGCCGAAAACTCTATCTCTATTATCTTTGATAGTTTAACCCAATCAACTTCTATTGCTGGTTCGTCTACTAAACTAACTGCGAAAACTCCTGTTTTTTCGTCTTCTGGATTTACGACTATTCTATAAGTTGGCATTTTCTTTTCCATATATTAAAGTATATTTTTTATATTTTTCGTTCATTTTAGAATGATGTTCTGTCATTTAACTTTCTTGCCCTCATTTGTGCCGTTGTAATTGTCTTCTCATTTACAAATGTCTCAATCGGTCTATCATTTAATGTCATTATCGCTTCTTCTAATCTTTTGAAGTCATAACTTTCTGCTTTATTTGCCATTGGCTTCATTGGTTTTTTAACATAAGGTATTGCTGCTCCTCCGCCTGCTTGGTTTATTGCGTCCAATAGTGGTGCGAATGCTGCTGCCGACTTTTGGTTGATTACAACTTCTCCGTTTGATAACTTAGCGTCTATACTATCACTCGTTCCTGTTCCTGCTCCTTTAACTAAACCACCTTTCGCATATGTTGGTATATATTTTTGTGCTCCAATTGCTCCAACTTCTACTGCTCCTCCTGCTATAACTGCCGCAATAAGTGCTGCTCCCGGTGGTGTTATTGCTCCAACTCCTCCAAGTTCGGCAATCGTTTTCGTCACTGCGATACTCGTGTTTATTGTTGCTGTTGCTATATCATTTAGTTTTTGTGCGTTAAACCTCTTTTTATTTAACTTATCTTCCTCTAATTGTCTTTTTCTTTCAGCATTGTCTCTCTTTGCTTGGAAGGAAAGTTGTGCGTCATACTTTGCTTGTTCCAAGGCAGTTCTTGTTATAAATTGTTCGTTAAAGGCGTTCTCCTCTGCGTCAATCTTTTCAATTGTGTCTTGATACAACATATCATTTGCCTTCAACTTTTGGTCTATAATGTTGTTGTATATCGAAAGTGTTGCGTCTTGAAGTTTTTGTTCTAATGAAATCAATTCATCAACAAGTTTTTTTCTTACGTCCTCCTCTTTTTTAAGTATGTCTATCTTTTCGCTTGTTGTTTCTTTCGTTATTGCTATTATCTCTTTATTTTTTTCTTTTTCAAGTCGTAGTTCGTCAAGTGCCTGTTTTTCTTTTAGGTTCTTAACTTTATCACTATCTTTCCCATATTGCTCTTCTGCCAATTTTATCTCTTGTGCGTATTTCTCTCTTAAAAGATTTAATTCTGCGTCATATAGTGTCTGTCTATTTTCCTTTTCTCTATCAGCATATTTTTTATTTATTGCTAAAACTGCGTTGGCTCTCTCTTCTACATTTACTATCGAGTTCGTTGCCACCAATTCGGCATCTTTGGCATACTTTAAGTCTAATGCCTTTATGTCTTCCTTTATTTTAATGGTCTCTAAACGAGTAAGTGTTGCCTCGTCTGCGAACCTGTTTTTAATGGCAGTTTTTATTTTTTCATTTTGTTCGGTTATTGCGTCTAAAACTTTTTGTTCCTCTGCTATAACATATTTAACTCCATTTTTAGTTATGTCTTCTCTATTCTTTTGGAATGTTTCCAAACTTATCTTTCTTGTTAAATATAATTCCTCATTATTTTTTAACTCTCTACTTATTGCAGTGTCTATAACTTTTTGATAGTCGTCTCCATATTTTATACTTTGGTATTCAAGTTCCTTCTTTTCAAGTTCCTTTATGTCATTTAATGATATATCTTTTAGTTGGG